GAGAGAGATGTCGCTTTTACGTATTCCAGGAGATATTAATGTCCGCCGATTTTTCACGCTATATAGATTTAACAGTTTACGATTCTGAGCCTACTGCCCTTTACCGAGCATCGGTCAATTCGGCCCGTCTATTACTTCCGGAATTCGTGCTGCGCCAAGGGACTGTAGAGGATGTATTGTTTCAGGCTTTTTCGTATACCTCTACAATTATCGCCAACTCCGTCAACAGGCTCCCAAGTCGACTCATGGAGGGCCTCGTATCTATGGCGGGATATGAGAGAAATGCGGGTTCTAAGTCCACGGCAATTCTTGCGGTAACGCTTTATGGATATGATGGAATGACAATACCTGCAGGGACTCAGTTTCGCTATAGATATATCTTGCCTGGAACCTCCACATATGAAGATTATGTATTTGAGGCGATTGAAGATACTGCAATAGCATCAACAACATCGCCTACTAGCCCATCTGCTAATATCTCCGTTAAATGCACTTTTGCTGGACAAATCCCAGTACTTGCCGCCGGGGATATATTACTTCCATTGAGCATTGACACTGACATAAATTCCGTCACTGTTACCTCGTTTGTTAACGGCGTCAACCCAATGGGTGATGGAGAATTTCTTGATGCTGCCTTGACTTACCTAGAAAGCCTCACCCAAACTTTTTCAACAGCAAAACAATTGCAGTCCGCCATTTTGACAAGTTTTATCAATGTTCAGCGTTGCAAAGTTTACGATGTCACAAACTCCTTATCATCAACATCAACGGCGGCGGTGGCCGTACCTGGATATATTGCTATTTACGTATATGGCAATGGAGCGGCGCTAACAAACTCAGAACTATCAGAAATCCAAACATGGGCAGCGGATAGGTGTATTGCTGGCATAACAATAACCGTTTCTAATTTCATACTGTCATCACCAACGGTTGCCGTAAATGCAGTTTTGAATGCAAAATATACCGCAAGTGACGTTGTTGATGAAATAAAAATACTAATTGCTGCTTACTACAGCGTTGGTTCATGGCCGCAGAGTGAATTGAGTGTCAGTAGTCCACAGATACGGACAAATGGTATTGCCTCTATTATTTCCGAGATGCCAGAAGTTCTCTACGTTAATTCTGTAACCCTAACCCCACCCGCAGCCGTGTCTGTTACAGAAATTCAAACTGGCAAATCTTTGACTGATACTGCCGTAACAGGATACGTTCGATTTACAGCGTCTAATAGTTTTGTTGCTGGCCAAGAAGTTGATATAACGACGAACATTAATACAATCACCATTACTGCCGTGGCACCGAATACGAACCTAGGTGGGACTACTACCGCAGGGACATTGCGTTTTGCCACCACCACCAACTCACTAACCGTTGGCGATATTGTCACAATTGATTGTGGTGGAACGGGATTTGACTTCACCCGCGCCGTAGTCACAAACGCGAGCAGTTCGTATTTCACAATTTCATCAACAGCAACTGGCTCAACCACAACCGGAACCGCATATTATGATTTTACAAATTCAACTATCATTGCAGCAAACGCAACTCATTTCGTTATAGCAAATCCTTGCATTGCTACGACTACTTCAAAGACTGGTAGCGCATATCTCCACTTTGATGGGATGAACTCCACAAGCACAACTTCTCTTGTTTTTAAGAACAGAGGCTTCTTGCCTAATATACCTTCTTCCGGGGTTAGTGTTACGTACTCGTTAGAGGCAATTTAGAATGTCGGAAACAGTAAATTTACTTTCATATAACAACGCATTATCAATTGCTGATGCCAATGGAGCGGATAGGGAACTGGAGACATATGGTCCCTTAGTCGACTGGACCTCAACTAATGCGTCAATAAGCATTGTATCTACCCCATATATATTGCCAAGTTTTTATACAATAAAAATAACGCCAACAAACACTAATGTTATTTTATTGCGATTACTTAACCAATCCATACCTGGTACAAATGATAGGCCGCTAAGTGAAATTTCATACCTCTCGCATGGCCTTGTAAGTTCGAACGTTGAACTCGAAGTATCCGGAGAATTAAAAATAACATCACCAGTTAGTGGTAGTATGAAATTTTCATCGGCAAGCACGTCCACGGTTGTCGATAGATTTAACGCAGTACGAACTGGCTCAATTTTATTGAAGCGTGGCAAGACCGCCCAAATAACAAATGCGGTTGGAACTGGCTCTACGGTGACATTTACAGGATTCAATACATTTTCCATTGGGGATGTCATACGAACACATGGCATTAGTCCAAATACTTACGAACTTAACGGGGTTACTGTAACCAGCGCAACGTCCAATACGTTTACTGTTGCAAGCACGGCAACTGGAAACTACTCATCAACACTCAGTGACGGATATGCCTATATAATTCCAGAAACAGATACGGGTTCTAGTCCATTTTTAAAATATAGTGGAGAAGATGTCTCGTGCGATATTACATACACAATTAGTGGGCACTCAATCGGCAGCGAAATTTACTTTGCATTTCCAGTACTTATTGATGAACTTGCTTTTCAGCGCGAGTGGTCAGTGCGTGCATCAAATACCGTCATTCCTCAGGTATATAAAGATATAGATTCAACGTCGACTCCGAGTTATCCATTGGCAAAATTAATAAGTGCATTAATGACAAACGTAAATAATATTTCTGAATTATACACACAACTTTTTAAATACGACCTTTCAGAAATACCAGCCTACGCAGATGGTACGGAAAAATTTATATACAGCGAACTTGTTGATAGGCAATCAGTTACTGCAGTAAATAGGCGTTGGCTTGGACAATTTACTGGACGCACGTTGATTGACAACATCTATGCTCGCGATTTTTCCGATGGGGCAATCACAACATGGGAAGACTCTCAATACGACTTCCATCAGTGGCAACTAGAGAATAGATACTTTGGTACCAAGGCGGGTTCCCTTGAAGCAGTTAGAGAAACCGTATCGCGCTACTTAACTGGCAATAAATTTGTTGCCTTTTCCAATCAAGGTTCATTTAACGTAAAAATACAAACACTTTTTACAGAAACGCTTGGTATTTCTGGCGATGCCGTCAACATCACCAGCGTTCGTTATAATCTAATAACGAACCCATCGTTTGAAACTGATACAACAGGGTGGAATTCCGCACAGTCACCTGCTGTTCGGTCTACGGACTTTGATTTAAGGGGCACGGCCTCTTATAAAATTACTTTCGGTTCAACAACTGACAGTAATATTGCCTATGTATCGCCAACAGTTTTGACAACAGGTCTTCATACTTTCTCGATGTATGTTTATATTCCAGCAGACTCAATTCTTGCAGGTAGAACTGTCAGCGTAGACCAAGAAGGTGGTACTGCAACAGTTTCGGCAGTTTCGCAGAGTAATGCCACTCTCGTTGCTGGTTCGTGGGTGCGTCTCTCTACTACCAAGAACGTGACTGCCACGGGCACCATACTCCTTGTTGCTCGTCTGTCGGGCTCAATGGAGGCTCTTCTCATCCGCACGAACTTATGCTTAAACCCTTCGTTCGAGTCTAACAATACGACAAGTTGGTCTCCGTTTGTTTCAAGTTTTACAGCAACAGCAGGAACAATTACAGGTGGCACTGGTTCGTATTCTGCTACTTCGGTAGCATCAAGCACAGCGTCATACGGTCCGTACTTTACTTATGCGACACCGACAGAGGGTTCAACCCTGACTGTCTCTGCTTATTGTTTGCGTACAGTTGGCTCACGCTCGTACAGATGGGATATACAATTCTACAACGGCGGTACTCTCATATCTGTTGTGTCGGGTACTTCTTCTACTTGTGCAACATCTACTCGCCTATCAGCAACAGGCACAGTCCCTGCCAGCACTACCAATGTTCTGCTTATTTTGACATCAACAGGCACAGGTGCTATCAGTGACGCTCATCAGATAGACAGCGTATTACTAGAGCAGTCGGCAACAGTGCAGAGTTACTTTGACGGAACAAGACCCGGTGCAACATGGACAGGTACGGCAAACAACTCAACGTCCACATTGCCACCTCGTGTGAACTTGGTACCCAATCCGTCATTTGGGGTAGACACAACAGGCTGGGCAATTACAGGTACTTACTCTAGAACTACCGCTCATTCTTTTAAGGGCATAGCGTCTCTCTCTATGAGTTACACAAGTTCTACCGCAGTACTTGCAACACAAGCGACAAGAATTGTCTGTAACGTTGGGTCTTCATATACAGGAAGTTTTTACTTGAAACAGTCCGTGGACACTGGCTCGGTTGTTTGTAACTTTATGTGGTACAACTCTGCTGGAACGCTCGTCCTGGATGACATTCACCAATCCAACAACCCAAATACATCTTGGCAAAGATTCAGCCAAACAAGAGTATGTCCTGCTACTGCCGCAACTTTTGAATTTCGTATTTATCAAGACTCAATCGAGGGCGGCGGCACGACTTCCACGATTAACTATCTAGATGCTGTTCTCGTTGAAGAATCATCAACGCTGAACACTTACTTTGATGGCTCCACTTCTGCGACAGAGGCTGCTTGGACGGGGACGGCACACGCCTCAACTTCTACATACGTGCCAAAGATATATGTGGATGCTGCTTTATTGGAGCAATCATCAACTGCTGGTGTGTACTTTGACGGAAGTCGCCAATACGCAACAGAAGCGATTCATTCTTATATTCCTGGAGACATTGTCTACGTAGGCTGTGTTGATAGTGTAGGAACATCAAGTAGCGACTGGAGTATTTCTGGTGCGACGGTTAGCGCAACCAAGGGAACTAATATCGCCATATCCAGTGCTTCTTATTCTTCATTCTATGGTACAACTGCCTACAACACGTCATCACCTCATTATTTCAATGACGGCGATACGGTTGCGGTAACTGGGATAACGCCAAATTCGTTTAATAGAACGGCAACCGTAAATGTAAATAGTTCAACACAATTCTTTTTTTCACTGTTTAATGGTTCTACGGGTGGGGCTTATTCATCGGGAGGAATTGCAAAAACATTGATTCCGTCATTTGAAGTAAGTACTGCAGCAACCACCAGCACGTCTGGGATTACAGGTACGGCAAAACCGCTTATTAAAGTGACCGCTGTTGATGACGGAGCAGATATTAACGGTTCGGCAATTCCTGGATATGTTAGATATACTGCTGTAAATACATTTTCTGCTGGAGATAAAGTAAGTTTTGTAGGTACCGTCGGTACTTTTAACGTCAATGACGCGACAATAGTCGCCGCTACGGCAACGCATTTTGTTATCGCCAGTGCATTGACTGGTTCAACCACAACTGGCTACGCTTACGCCTCTTCTTCGCCCCTAGTATTGGCTGCAGTTGAGCAAACTCGTCCAATGGGAATAAACTATACTAGTCAAGTAGTTCTGGACTTTAGTAAATTCACATTTGATAGCGGCACTGCTGGTATTATTGATACATCTCGATTGGGGTAATAATGGCTGGATATAAGGTTTTTAGTTCCGGTGATGTTCTCACCGCTGCAGACTTCATGGACTACATCATGAAGCAAACGGTCATGTCTTTTAGTGACACTAATTCGCGAAATTCAAGCCTATCGTCAGGAACTGTACGAAAAGGTATGGTGGCTGCGATTACGGGCGGTGCCACCGCATATCTGCAAGTTAATGAGGATGCCAATATTACTGGCTGGAAAACTATCGCAACAGAAGCGTATGTCGCCACTCAATTAAACACAGCCCAAAGACCACTCATTAGTCTTTGGATGAACGAAGGTCTATAAACAAACAAATAGGAGAAAAATATGTCAATTAAATTTATTAAAGATACTGTAGAACGTGCAGTTACCGCTTTTCTCGCCTCGTACCTGGGTGCCTGGGTCAATGCTGGCGCAAACTTTGACGGTCTGACCAACACAGACAGCCTAAAGACTGGCGTTGTTGCTGCCGGACTCATCGTTGCCGCATCACTCGGACTCAAAAAAGTCGGTTCAAACAAGGAATCTGGCTCTATCCTCTGATAGTCCTACCAGCACATACTTCTCTCAACTACAATGTTGTAGGCATCAGAGGAGAATAACCCATGCTTGCAGGAACATACAACATAACTTGTGAGCAGGGCTCGACGTTCAGCCGTATCATTACGGTGGAATACCCCGACCCCAATGACGCAAGTACAATGCTTCCGTATAACTTTACTGGTTTTACCGGCAGAATGCAGATACGGCGGACGATTGAGTCGGCCACTGTCATGATTGAACTCACGACAGCGAATAGTGGCATCGTATATACCGCTTCAGCAACGGTCAACGCTGGTTCTTTCGTTGTAGGTACAAGATATGTCATTTTGACTGCAGGTAATACTTCATTTACGGCGATTGGCGCTGCTAGTAATACGGTAGGAGTATCATTTGTAGCCACTGGAGTGGGGAGTGGAACGGGAACAGCCTACTCCCCAAGTGGACAACTAACCATCAATATGACGGCAGGACAGACCGCAGCACTTGAAACAAGCGGCGTATATGACCTGGAAATAATAAATTCATCAAGCCAAGTCTCAAAACTCTTGAAAGGTGCCTTCACGCTTCTCCCTGAGGTTACCCGATGACTGGTATCCCTAATACGGTTAATATTCAGCAAGATACTCCGAATACTGTCACCGTAAATCAAGAAGACCAAAATTTAGTTACTGTACAGACAATAGTTAATAACGTCACCGTGACCACAGGGTCTATTGCCACGGGGTCTGTTGTCCCAGGGCCAACTACGCGACACGTACATACACAGGCATCGGTGTCCTCTACGTGGACCATTACTCATGCCTTGGGGGGTAATCCTAGTGTAATGGTTGTTGATTCTAGCAATACAGTCGTCTACGGTGAGATACAATATCTATCTAGTACTCAAGTGCGAATCTTATTCAGTGCTGCATTTTCTGGATTTGCTTACCTAACCTAAGGAAACACCATGGCTCAGAAGTTTCTAACAAATATTGACCTCAATCAGAATCAACTGATTAACGCAAAATTCGAGGCATTGGCCACCAACCCAAGTAGCGGCAACTTTGAAGGCCGGATGTACTTCAATACTGCGACATACAGCCTTATGGTGTATGCCAACAGCGCATGGCGAAAGACAGTACATAGCATTACTTCTGGTGGCGGCGCAGGAATTGCCGAGGCCCTCACAGTTTCTGAGTCCAACGGCACCGTCACTCTTACCCTCAATGTCGCCGATACCGATAGTGCTGGTTTGCTACCTGCCGCAATGTGGAATACTATTACCGACGCCACCGATTCGGCCACTGCTTCCAAGTTGGCAAAACGTGATGCAAACGGCAATTTAAAGGTTGCCACCCCTACGGATGATGCCCATGCTGCTACCAAGGGCTACGTTGATGCTGCTCGTTCAGGCCTGGATGTTAAGCAGTCGGTCCGTGCAGCAACTACCGTTGCCGTTCTTCTCGCTTCTGGCCTAGAAAATGGCGATACAATTGACGGAGTAACGCTTGCTACTGGCAACCGTGTCCTTGTAAAGAACCAAAGCACCGCTTCCGAAAACGGTATTTACGTAGTTCAGTCTACGGGCGCTGCTGTTCGCGCAACAGACTTTGATGGCACGGGTGAAGTATCTGGTGGTGCCTTCACATTCGTTGAAGAAGGTACTGTCAACGCTGACGCCGGTTTTGTTGTAACAAGCAACGGAGCCATTACCGTAGGTACGGACGCAATCGAGTGGGCTCAGTTCTCTGGCGCTGGGTCAATCACTGCTGGCGATGGTCTTACTAAGACTGGGGCTACGATTAACGCCGTTGGAACAGCGGGTCGCATCACCGTATCTTCAGACGCTATTGATATTGCATCAACCTACGTTGGTCAAAATACCATTACCACACTCGGAACAATTACGACAGGTGTCTGGAACGGCACGGACGTTGCAATCGCAGATGGTGGTACTGGGGCTTCAACTGCTGGAGATGCCCGCACCAACCTTGGTTTAGCAATTGGTACAGATGTTCAGGCTTATGACGCCGACCTTGCTGCAATCGCAGGTTTGACTTCTGCTGCTAACAAAGTCCCCTACTTCACTGGTTCTGGCGCTGCAGCGCTCGCCGACTTCACAGCAGCGGGTCGCGCTCTAGTTGATGACGCTGATGCCGCAGCACAACGCTCAACTCTTGGCTTGGTCATTGGAACAGATGTCCAGGCGTATAACTCAACTTTGGCAGCCGTTGCTGGTGGAACATACACCGGCGATAACGACATCGTAACCGTTGGAACAATCGCCACTGGTGTTTGGAATGGCACAGACATTGCTGTCGCCGATGGTGGTACTGGTGCCTCAACTGCTGCAACTGCCCGTACTAACCTCGGTACCGCAACTTCTGCTGGCACAGCAACGACTTCTACCCCCGCTCTTGCTCGCATTGCTAAGCAAGGTTGCGCCGCCAGCATCTCTGGCACCTCAACGACAACAGTTAGCCATCTTTTTGGCACAACAGATGTCATTGTTCAGATTTACGAAGTATCTAGTGGCGCAACAGTTATTGGCGACATTGTCCGTACCAGCGCAGACGTTGTTAGTGTTACACTCCTAGGAACAATTGCCCTCGGTGACTACACAATCGTAGTGACAGGCTAAGTAATAAATGCCCTGAGGGGCTGGACATAAGAGACGACTGAGGTCATGGCTCAAAAATTTGTAACACCAATCACGATTAAGCAGTTATCTTCTGCTGGCTCCGATGGTTTAACGATTTATGTAGACGCAGACTCTTATGCAAGACTCCAAATACAAGGTGGCGGTCGTCTCGTTTGGGGTGACGGTTCAAGCGCTGGCGACGTAAACCTCTATCGCGATGAAGCGAATGTTCTCAAAACTGACGATACCTTCAAGGTTCCGGTTTTATTCATTGATGGCATTGAAGTAGATACTTCTGGCGCAACTTCTGGTCAAGTTCTCCGTTTTGATGGTGCGAAGTTTGTTCCGTACACTGGTGGAGATGGAGCAACGGGTCCTACGGGTGTAACTGGCGCGACAGGACCGACGGGTGTAACGGGAAGTACTGGAAGTACTGGCGCCACTGGACCAACAGGTACAACTGGCGCTACAGGAAACACCGGACCCACTGGTCCAACAGGAATTGGAGCAACCGGTCCTACTGGCGCAGCAGGTGATATAGGAGCGACTGGACCAACTGGCATTACTGGTGCCACAGGAACTGCTGGAAGCACCGGAACTACAGGAGCGACGGGTCCTACAGGCATAACCGGACCCACGGGTGTTGCAGGTAATACTGGGGCTACGGGTCCGACGGGCGTAACGGGCAATACGGGAGCAACTGGTCCCACGGGAACGACAGGAACTACGGGAGCGACGGGTCCTACTGGGGTAACGGGTGCAACGGGTGCGACGGGCATAACGGGCGCAACAGGAACGACTGGTGCTACGGGCCCCACTGGAACTACTGGTGATGTAGGTGCAACGGGTACAACTGGTGCTACTGGTAACACTGGCGCTACAGGGCCTACGGGCATTACTGGAACCACAGGAACGACGGGTGCAACTGGCGCAACTGGTCCGACGGGTGTAACTGGAACCACGGGTAATACTGGCGCAACGGGTCCTACGGGTGTAACTGGAGCGACGGGCACGACTGGAACCACAGGCGCGACAGGCCCGACTGGCATAACAGGCGCTACTGGCATCACGGGTGATACAGGGCCTACGGGAGTTACTGGAACCACCGGAGCGACCGGACCCACGGGCATCACTGGCCCGACTGGCGTAACAGGGGCGACAGGTGCAACGGGTGTCACTGGTGCGACAGGACCAACTGGAGTAACTGGAGCGACGGGCGTTGGGGCGACGGGTGCGACAGGCACAACAGGTCCGACGGGCGTAACAGGACCAGCAGGAAACTTCGGCGGAATCACCCTCGACTATACGTTTAGCACAAACACGGCAGCAACTGACCCAGGCGCTGGATTACTGAAGTTCAACAACGCAGATGTAAGTCTCGCAACCGTTCTCTACATTGATGATTTGTCTGACGGCTCAACTGATGTCCAGTCATTCTTGCGGACCATTGATGATTCAACAAGTACCATCAAGGGTCACTTTAGAATCTCCAACAAACTTGACGCAAATGATTTTGCGCTATTTACAATTTCCTCCACGACGGAAGAAACTGGATATTTTGCAGTTGACTGCGCATATGTTTCTGGTCCGTCAACATCGTTCAGTAATAACGAAGATGTAATTATCACATTCGCTCGCACTGGTGACGTAGGTACGACAGGAGCGACAGGAACTACTGGCGCAACCGGACCTACGGGCGTTACGGGAACGACGGGCGCGACCGGACCGACTGGCGTAACTGGTGCGACTGGTCCCACTGGGCCTAATGGTACTACAGGTACCACTGGAGCGACAGGCCCTACTGGAATTACTGGAACCACAGGTAACACAGGACCCACCGGAGTTGCGGGTGCAACTGGAACCACGGGAGCAACCGGTCCTACAGGAATTACAGGAACCACAGGCACAACGGGAGCGACTGGCGCTACTGGCCCGACGGGTGTCACAGGCACTACTGGCGACACAGGTGCAACCGGACCGACTGGTGTTACTGGGGCAACGGGAACCACGGGCACTACGGGTGCAACGGGTCCTACAGGTATAACTGGACCTACAGGCGTAACTGGTGCCACGGGTACGACAGGAACTACGGGGGCTACTGGACCAACGGGAGTAACGGGCACTACAGGTACTACGGGCGCAACTGGTCCCACGGGCATCACTGGACCGACGGGTGTAACAGGGGCGACAGGCGCAACAGGTATTGCTGGTGCCACCGGCCCTACTGGCATAACCGGTGCAACGGGTATCGGTGCGACGGGTGCGACTGGACCTTCAGGATTAACGGGAGCGACGGGCGCTTCTGGTCCGACGGGCGCTTCTGGTTCTTATGTAGTGTCTGTAACCGCACCAGCATCGCCATCAGTAAGTGATGTTTGGTTTAATTCTGACAATGGAAGAACATACATCTACTACAATGATGGCAATACCTCTCAATGGGTTGAGTTTGGTAATGCAAATAGTGGCACCACGGGGGCTACGGGTGCTACTGGTTCTATTTCAGACCCTGGCTATACGTCTGCCGAAGCATACGGCCCTCCAGTAGGTACGGCTACAACAGGGAACTTAACTACGAGCCGTACTTACTACGCGTCTTTCTATATTGGCAAATCAGTAACCTTTGACCGTATCGGTGTCTCAACAGGCGCAGGTTTTTCTGGAACTGCTATTGTGAGACTTGGCATCTACAACATGGATACTACTACGGGTAAGCCTTCAACAGTTAAGTTTGACGCTGGGACTGCATCTGTAACTACAACAAATACATCAACATTTATTACAATCAGCCAAACGCTTACCGCAGGTTGGTATTTCACAGCGGTCAATATGCAAACAGCAGCAGCAACACCAACATTCCGAGTGAACGGGCCATTTCAAACTTCCCCATTTTTAATAAGTTACAACGACAACGCCAACGGTAGGTCATCATTTCAAGAGGACAGTATTACTGGTGCTTTTGCAACAGCAGGAACATTGACAAGACAAGGCACTGTCATTTGTCCCGGAATTCTAAGGGTGGCATAATGGCTCGTATCGTAACTTTTGGTTTAGGCGGATACGACCCTACAAAAATAAACAACAATATTATTGAGGACATCGAAGTCCCTGAACCACCTCAGGAACCATTGGACCAAGTTGGTGTACTTGGAACTTTGCTCGTAGTCACAGGTGTATTGACTTTAGATAATGGTGCTAACGCTCTCGGACTTACCCCTGAGCAACTTGTCGCTGAAGCGCAAGCGTGGCATATCGGCTCATTAAGAAATGGAGACTGAGTAATGGCTGCTATCGATTTCCCAGCATCTCCAACAAATGGTCAAACATTCACGAGCGGTGATAAGACATGGGTGTATTCAACATCGGTCACTGCTTGGAATCTTCAGACACAAATCGCAACGGGTGCAACTGGACCTACCGGAGCAACGGGTACTACAGGTGCAACTGGAGCGACGGGCACTGCTGGTGATACGGGTGCAACAGGTGTAACCGGAACCACGGGAGCAACTGGACCCACGGGTGTCACTGGGCCGACTGGTATAACGGGAGCCACGGGCATAACAGGAACCACAGGTGCAACTGGGCCGACTGGAGTAACTGGAACCACAGGAACGACGGGTGCAACTGGCGCAACTGGTCCGACGGGTGTAACTGGAACCACAGGCACTACAGGCGCTACAGGGCCAACAGGGGTAACTGGCACGACTGGAACCACGGGCGCAACAGGACCCACGGGTGTAACTGGAAGCACGGGAACTACTGGCGCTACAGGACCGACGGGTGTTACTGGAACCACGGGTGCGACGGGTCCTACTGGAGTAACGGGTACCACGGGTGCGACTGGCCCCACGGGAGTCACGGGCACTACAGGTGCAACAGGACCAACTGGTCCTACGGGTGTAACGGGAACGACTGGAGCGACTGGACCAACGGGTGCTACAGGACCTACTGGTGTTGCGTATGTGGCAGTTAGTGACACCACTCCAGTTTCTCCTGCTGCGGGTGATTTATGGTACGAGTCCGATACAGGTATTCTATTTGTTCGCTACGATTCGTATTGGGTAGAAGTTGGTGGCGATGCAGGTCCATCTGCTACAGCAACTGCTGCAACGACTACAACTGGGGCTAGTGGCGTTGGTTATATGGGTCTGCCTCAAAACTCTGCCACCACAGGTGCTTATGGAGTAGTCGCTGCTGATGCTGGAACACATATTTATTCCACTGCGACTCGCACAATAACCATTCCTGCCAATGCAAGTATCGCCATGCCTGTTGGCGCAACTGTCGTATTTGTTGCTGGCTCAGGTGCAACAGTTACTATTGCAATTACAACGGACACAATGTATCTTGCTGGCCCTGGAACAACAGGTTCGAGAACGCTTGCTGCGTTTGGTATGGCAACTGCGGTCAAGATTACTTCAACATCGTGGATTATTAGCGGAAATGGTTTGACCTGATGACGGGCGTACTTGCTGGCTTGGTTGGAAGTATGAAGGGAGAGGCTGCCTTCTCTGCTACTGGTGGTACTACTACGGATAGTGGTGGATATCGGTATCATACTTTTAACGCTTCGGGCAACTTTGTTGTTACTGGTAGTAAGAGTATGGATATTCTTGTTGTAGGTGGTGGCGGTTCAGGCGGTGGAGGAGACTCGGACCCATATGATGGAGATAATCTAAGAGGTGGTGGTGGAGGAGGTGCTGGTAGATTTACAACTTCTACCACAAACATTACTGCAGCAACTTATGTTGTAACTGTTGGTGGGGGCGGAGCAGCAACCAACCATGGCGGTAATGGCAATACAGGTATTACTTCTTCATTTAGTTCCACAACAGCCCTAGGTGGGGGCGGTGGAGATAAGGGCGACTATCCTAATAGTGGTGGTGCTGGTGGTTCAAGCACCTTTGCAGGTGGCGCAACTGTATTAAATAAATATGGTGGTTCAGGCGGTGGTGGAACATCAGCAGTTGGCGCAGCACCAACTACAGCGGAAAATGGGGCTAATGGTGGTGCCGGGTCTACTTGGAACTCGTTTAAGTCATTTGGTGGTGGTGGGGGTGGCGCAGGTGCAGGAAACAGTACTGTTCCGATAACAAGTACTGCTGGCGCGGGTGGTACTACTGGTGGAGGAACTGGCGGTTATTTTAATAACTCCACTAATCCTAACGCTACTTCTGGAACAGCAAATACTGGTGGTGGAGGTGGCGGACAGAATAGTATGGGCGCACAATACCAAGGCGCTGGCGGTTCAGGAGTAGTCATTGTGAGGTACCTACTATGAGTCATTTCGCTGAATTAGATGAAAATAATATTGTTGTCCGTGTGCTTGTTGGAGACAACAATATGCCAAACGAGGGCTACGATTGGTTTGTAGAAACCCTTGGTGGTCGCTGGGTGCAAACAAGTTACAACGGCAACTTCCGCAAGAACTATGCTGGTATTGGATACACCTACGATGAAAGCCGTGATGCTTTTATTCCAATTAAACCAGCCGAGGGTGAGTGGATTTTAGATGAAGATACCTGTAGATGGATGGAGCAAGGAGAATAAATAATGGCTATTGACTTTCCTAATGCACCAGCAACAAACGATACCCATACGGTTGGCGACAAAACGTGGGTTTACGTAGACGGCAAATGGACTTCTACTGTAGGTTCTGCAACTAATGCAAGTTTATTGACTTCGGGCACCTTGGATAACGCTCGACTGCCAGCAGCAGCAACAACGATTACTTCTGTTGGCACTTTGACAAGTCTTGCAGTTACTGGTGACTTAACCGTTGACACAACTACTTTGAAAGTTGATTCAACTAACAATCGTGTTGGCGTTGGAACCGCGACACCAACAACTGCTCTTGATGTTTCTGGCACTGTTACTGCTACGGCTTTTGCTGGTCCATTAACGGGAAATGTAACAGGAAATGCGTCAGGCACGGCAGCAACTGTTACCGGTGCTGCTCAAACAGCAATTACTAGTGTGGGAAACCTAAGCACACTAACCGTTATTGGTTCCATTGCTAGTGGTACAAGTACTTTCAAAACTGATACCAGTAATAATCGTGTAGGCATTGGGACCATTAACCCAGCAACAACTTTAGATGTTATCGGTACTGCCACAGTGCGTACTGCGGCAACCCAGGATGGTGTTGCGCTTGCTGGTCGTGCAGGTGGAACCAGTACTTATGAAGTAACTTTAACGCCAACAACACTTACAGCAGATAGAACATTGACGCTACCGAACAAAGCAGGGACTGTCGCAACAACTGCCGACGTTGGTCTTGTCTTTTTGAATAGTGGAACGTTCTCTGGTGCAACAACAGCAAACCTGACATCAGTATTTAGTGCGACCTACGACAACTACAGGCTTGTAATTTCTAATCTTCAAGGAGCGAGTTCAAGTCTTTACTTATTCCTTGTTGACTTACTGTCTGGAAGCACTCCCGCCAGCGCTTCTTATTACTATGCACTGACTGGTTTGACTTATGGTGGTTCCGCCGATAACTATGTAGGTGCGAATACCACGCTCGGAGTCGTTGGTGCAATTGCCAACGCCGATAGTCATGTTGTTCTGGAGATATGTCGACCATTTATCGCAGACAATACCACCATCAGTTCGCATAACGCTTCAACGTTTGGCAACTATACCGGCACCTTAATACATGGTGGCTCAACTTCTTACAACGGGATTCAATTCTCTAACTTTCGTCTCGGAGCAAGTGCAACAACAATTTCAGGTTCTTGGAAACTTTACGGATACACAAACTAATAGGAGACAATAATGCCACGAGTTAAATACACATACGATGGTTCTGCTGGAACCGAAACAACAGCAAATTTTTCTGGTGCAGAAGAAACAGCACAAGACACTACCGACGCTGCCAATCAGGCTGCATCAGCAATTTCAGCATCAAACGCCAAGTATAAGCAATCATCAACACCACTTGGCGGACCTGAATCAACATATGGCATGGAGGTTATCTAA